GGTATTTTATTATAAATATTATAGTCCTTTGGTCTCTACGATTTTTTTCAATTTTTCCAAATATAAAATCGCATCCATGTGTTCTTGTTTAGCGTGTTCAATCCACTCTAAAACGCTTAAATCTTCACGGTCTAAATCAACTCCATATTTTGTTTTACCAAATGTGGCTCTTGAAACAAACTGGTCAATAACTGAATCAACAATTGAATCTGTAACCTTAATTTCTCTATTCATTTTTTTAATAGTTTTTCTACTTCTTTATCTTCAACACCCATTTTGTATAGAACATTTCTTACTCCATGTTCACGTAAAATGTCAATATATTCTTCAGCTTCGCCTAAACTGCATTCAAAATGTTTTGCTACGTACTCTACCAAAGTAGCAGGTTGTTTCTTTGTTCTTGACTTAACGTATTGCAAGAACGTTTTAGTTTTTGGGATCATCTCTCTATAAATTAAATATGTTTGTTGTTTGTTCTCGTATGGTAGAGTTTGAACATAGTTTGCCAATTCAACATAATTTATATTCATAGATACATATCGATGTATCATGTAAGAGTTCCATTTTTCCCATGATTCTTCCGAAATATTTTCAATAGGAGTTTTATAAAGGGTGATTTCATTTAACCACCCCCATATATCTTTTATCTGTTTTTTAGGCATCTAAAGTAATATCTTTGTATTCGTCACGAAGATCTGGTGGAAGCGAATCAGGTAAGATTTTTTTACTTTCCATATCGTAAAATACTGGAATAGGAATGAGTGAATCTTCTTCAGCTCCGATTAAAAATTTAGAAATTTTACGGACAATGATTGCTTGTCCAAATAGATGACCTCCATCAAAGCCAGTTACAGCTGTTGTGTTTTTAAAGTCAATGTTTAACCTTGGTTGTTCTTGCATTTTATTTGTTTTTATTGGTTACTTTTTCTTTTCTATATTCTATAAAGTCATGGATAAATCCTGCTGCTACAATTAGATTCATTCCAAGTGACATTAGTAGTTCATGTAAATCAGCATAAATAGATGTCATCAAGTGGATATGTCCAACTGTCCAAAAAGGTACGGACAGATTACTTGATACCCACGAAAGAGTGTATTTTAGGAAATGTTTCATATAACTTCTATAATCTTTGCAATTGCAGACATTACGTTAATTTCTTTGTCAATTCGAAAATTTGCTTGATAGAGGTGCTCGTTCAATATAATTGCAACAGAACCTTCTTTACCTGGGGCGTATTTTGAACTATATTCGAATAGTGAGCGGTATAGTTCTTCAAAGTCTTTAACGTTTGAATCTGCTATGGTTTGTCTAATGGTTGTCCAATTTTTCTTACCTGCTAATTCTTTTAATACCTCTTTGATATAGTTGTTTGAGGTCAAAACTGTTTCATCAAGTACAACACTATCGTCTTTTACAGACATCTGTAAAACGTTTAACATTTTACGCATGTCAGGATAGTATTTTACTATAAGCGATTTTAAATCTTCAGGTATATAGGATATGTTTAATTGATCAGCTAAAATCCAAGTTAAATGGTTGTACACATCCATTTTCGTTGGTGGTACAATTTTAAGTACCTGGCAACGTGATTGGAGTGGATCAATGATTCGCTCTATAAAGTTGCAGGTTAGGATAAAACGTGTTGAACGTGAAAACGTTTCAATTACGTTTCGTAAAGCGGCTTGTCCTTGAATGGTGATCAAGTCTGCTTCATCTAGGATTACTCCTTTGATTCCTTTCCAAGATGCAGCACTAGCAAATCCCTTTACTTTTTCTCGAATTGTGTCAATTCCATTTTCATCACTTGCATTGATGTAAAGGTAATCACAGTCTAGGTTTTTGACTATAATTTTAGCTAGTGTAGTTTTTCCTGTACCTGCAGGTCCATAGAAGATGAAGTTTTGAATATCACCTTGGTCTAGGTACTTTTGGATTGTGTCTTTTACATTTTCGTTTCCTACATAGTATTGTAGTTCAGTAGGACGAAAACGTTCTACGTACAATGTGTTTTCTTTCATAACCGTATTATACAAAAAAAGCTTGCACTAGGCAAGCTCTTTATTTAAAGTATTTTATTTTAATCTAACAATGTAAATCTAAAACCCATTCCTAAATTATAATCAGTACCCCCTCTTAGGCCTCCGCCAACATTTCCACGGGATATGTATCCTTGACCCCCTTTATATTCTATTAAAATATATTTTCCATCACTATCATCCATATAATCAGGGCATCCTCGAAGTGGGATTAATGGTTTTGTTCCTGATAGTATTCTATAAAGGCTAAGTAAATCTACATTTGTGTCTAAAGGAGTAACGCCTGGGTTTTCTGAAAGTGATCTGGGAAAACGAAGCATATTTGGGATTCGGTTAAGGCACTCAATGCTTTCATTATCTTCCTCATTATATTCTTTTAATGGACTATAAAAGGGATCATTATCATCAAAATAGATTACATCAGCATCAGATTTTAATGATTTTCCAATAAAAATCTTTTTTCGAGGGATATCACTAATTATTCGATTTATTTTTTTTATTGGGTCTGGGGTTGAAGGTGCAGGGTATGATTTTCCTACTCTTCCATAACTATCTACTTCCTCCATTTTTTCTTTGTATTGGCTTTCAGTAATGATACCAGCCAACATTTGCATACGTAATTGTTCTTGTGTCATTTTATATTGTTTTTCTGGGTATAAATATATAAAAAAAAAAATTAGGGTTTCAAAATATTTTATTTTCTTTCAATACCAAAATATCTCATAGTATTATCTTTCCAAAATTTATTTAAAACAGAATTGTCTACTGGTGTATCAATCCATTTATCTTTTAACCTGTAGTCAGTGTATCCGCTTTTTGAGTCACTATGGGAAACTCTTGTATTCCCATCTCTATCAGTAGAATAATATGTGTTAGCTAGTTCATAGTATGTAGGATCTGGTCTTCCTTCTCCATTATCTGTGGTTAATGGGAGTAAATTTTTGCTGTAGCGATTTCTTGCTGCTTCAGCTTCTTCATTACTTTCTTTTTCATATCTATCGCCCCAATATTTTCTTAAGGCTTTATTGTAAATTCTAGTAACTGCACCTTTTTCTTTTGGGGTTAAAGGGCGTCCAAGTTTATCTTGGAGACGTTTTTTTATTTCGTATTCGAATTCACCTGAAAATTGATTGTCTCTGGTAAATGGATTATCTTTAAGGTATTGATCTACTTCTGAAGAGAGATCCAAATCTTCTTTTAATAATCTATTTTCAGCTAAATATTTTTTTAAATCAAAATTGTCCATTTTATTTAATTATTCCTGCTCGTCTAAGCATTTGGTATTTTTCAAAATCAAATTCTTGCTCTTCTTTTAACGTAGTTTTTCTAACTAAAAGTTTTGCACGTTGATCTTTGTTTTGGAATCCTGTTACTACAAGTTTATACTTTCTTCCCTCAGGCGATTCAAAAGATTCTATTTCGTATTTTACAGTTGGAACTTCTCCAATTTCTTTTTGAAATATGCTTCTTGCTTTTTCAACTTTGTCTCTTGAATCAGCTGTATAGGATAAAGGTGGGATAACTTCTTTTTCAGGTTTTTGAACAGCTACTGGTGTTTCAGCATCTTGTTCAACATCGATTAATTCAAAGCCAACTCCTGCATTGTCCATAATTGTTTTTAATACTTTAGACAAGTATGGTTTTGTTTTGTATGGGTTTTCTAGAGTTGAAGGGAAAACAATCTTATCACCTTTTACTACATAGTGAACATCTTGTTCCAATTTACCACCATATTTTTTTAAGTTGTCTGGGGTTTTCATTGGGTAGTAATTGGCTCCATATTTTCCAATAATGTCTTTTGGGAGTTCTTTACCTGGTATAGTGAATAGGTAGTCTTCTAGACTGCCATCATTTCCTTCGTCTTGCCATTTTTCATACCCTGCTTCTGCTTCAGCTTCTGCTTTAGCCCATGCTTCAGGTACTCTTTTTTTAATGTCTGCAAGTTTAAATGCTTTTTCGTCATTTGAACGAGAATCCCAATCTTTCCAAGCAGCTCCAGCCTTTTGCGCAGGAATTGAAGGTCCGAATGCTTTTATAATAGCTTGCGGATCTCGCATGTTTTGTGCGTAAATACCATAATTTTTGGTATCGTTTAAAGCAGCTAGTGCTTTATCAAGATCAGCGGGTTCTACAGCAAGGTCGTAACGAACCTTTACTTGTTGCATTCCATCCTCTTCTCCTTCTACTTCGCGTAAAATATCTGTTAATTTCATAATTATAAATATCTAAAAAAGAGGACCCATTACATTGGGTCCCCATATAAATTGTATCGTTTTGTAGGTTCGGGTTGAATTTCTTTTTCTTCGCTCCGAATAGCATACAATTTACTGTCTAAAGGAGCTAAACGAAACTCTACTTTTTCTTGGTTTGCTTCAAACCATGCCTCTAAAGCATCAGTAAGTGACTTGTGAATCACCTTGTTTTTATCGTTTACGAGCACCCAGGAATCTCCTGGGGGTACTCGTGTTGCGATAAGCTCGTTGTATTCTACTTTTTCTACTTTCATATTACATCATTCCCATCATTGACGGATCAAAACCACCGTCTGATTTTTTGTCTTCTGGTTTGTCTACTACTGTACATTCTGTTAATAGGATTGTACCTGCAATTGAAGAGGCGTTCAATAAAGCGTTTTTAGTAACTTTATGTGGATCAATAATACCTTCTTCTTTCATGTTAACGATAGTTTCTGTTTTAAGGTTGAAACCACTCCATACATCATCAGAATGTCCAATTTCCATATTGATTGGGTACATATCACTTTCAGCATATCCTGCATTTTTCAAGATAACCTCAAATGGTTTACCACATGCTCTATAAACTAACTTTTTACCATAGTTAAAGTCTTCTGAATCGTCTTTTGTAAAGGTAATACCTTCACGAGCATATAATAGAGCTGAACCCCCACCTGGTACAATACCATCTTCTAAAGCACATTGTGTAGCGTGTAAAGCATCGTCAACGCGGTCTTTTTTCTCTTTCATTTCGGTTTCAGTACTTCCACCTACATGAACTAAAGCTACTCCACCTACAAATTTGGATAAACGTTCTTGCAATTTTTCCATTTCAAATGGTGTTTTTGCTGTTTCAATTTGAGATGTAAGTGACTCTACTCGTTCTGTAATTTCAGCTTCAGCACCGTCTCCATCAATGATTGTGGTTTTTTCTTTGTTTATGGTAGCTGTTTTAGCTTTACCTAACCATTCCCAATTGAATTTGTCAAGTTTCATGCCTTTTTCCTTGTCAAATACTTTACCACCTGTTAAGATAGCAATGTCTTCAAGGATCAATTTTCTACGCTCACCAAAATCAGGTGCTTTAACAGCACATACTTTAAGTGTACCTCGCATTTTGTTTACAAGCAATGTTGCTAAAGCTTCTCCATCAATATCTTCTGCGATGATTAACAATGCTTTTCCTTTTTGTGATACACCATCTAAAATTGGAAGTAATTCTTTTACTTGTGTAAAACGGTGATCTGCAATCAAGATGTAAACATCTTTTAAAGTTGTTGACATTGTGTTGTTGTCGGTAACAAAGTATGGAGATTTGTAACCACGGTCAAATTGAATACCTTCTACAACTTCAAGGTATGTTTCGTCTGTTCTTGACTCTTCAATATAAACTACACCTTCACGTCCTACTTTTTCCATAGCGCGTGAAATCAATTTTCCAATTTCTGGGTCATTGTTTGCTGAAATAGTAGCGATTTGCTCTAACTGTTCTTCAGATGAAATTTTCTCTGAATTGTCTTTAAGTGTTTTAAGTACTTGTTTTACTCCAGCATCAATTCCACGTTTGATTTCAACTGCATTTGCTCCTTCGTTAAGTTTGGAAATACCACCTTTAACTAGTTCACGTGCTAATAAAGTTGAGGTAGTTGTACCATCACCAGCATGGTCTGCTGTTTTAATAGCTGCTTGTTTTACCATTTGTGCTCCCAAATCTTCAATTGGGTCTTCTAAAGATGCAATTTGTTTTGCAACGCTTACACCATCTTTGGTTGAAACAACCATACCGTTTTCAGTGTACACGACGTTTCTACCATTAGGTCCTAGTGTTGCTACAACTGCATCTGCTAAGGTATCAATACCTTTTACCAGTTTTTTACGTGCTTCTGGTCCGAATTCAATTATCTTACTCATTGTCTGTTATTTTTGCTAAAATTTGTCTTTCATTTCCAATATAATACTCGTCCCCTTCAAATTGCAATTTTGAAAACCCCATTGTAGGTAGGACAACTACATCTCCTACTTTAATGTTTGTTGGAATAAATCCAACTCCTGCCATTTCTACTCCAGGACCAACTGCAACTACAGTTCCTTGTTCGTTTCTGTCTTTACCCGCATCTGGGATAAAAATACCACCATACATGGTTTCATCGTTTTCAAGCGGTTTTACAATTACCGCATCAAATAATGCTTCTAATTTTCTCATATTTCTAATTTATTTAACATTGATTCCATTCCTTCTTTAACTGTATTCCAGGTGGTGATATACCCTTGAATGGTTTCATATTCACCTTCATTTTGATAAAACTTTTCTTTTGCAATGCGGTTTACAGCATTTCCAAAGCTACTGTAGTATCCTACAACTTTTTCAACTTCTTTACCGGATGCTTTTTTACCACCAAATCCTCTTGTAGCAATAGATCTTTCTATAACTGTAAAGTTTGTAGCATCTTTTACAATGTAGAAAGGTTCCATTGCTGGATCTTTAATTGTGCATAAGTTTGATTGTGTGTCATTTTCGTCCCTAGCAGGACGACCTCGTCGTTTGGTTTCTTCCATAACTAAATTTAAATTTATAACTGTAATATACTAAAACTATTTTGAATTACCTAATTCTATTATACATACTAAAAGGCACTTTCTTCTTTACGTACCATATAATACTCGCATGTTGTATCTTCTGACTTGAACTCCAGTTTCATTAAGCCCTGGTAGCTCAAATAGATGTTTCCACTTTCTAAATCTTTGTTTTCTTTAAGTATGTTTCTAAACATGTCTGAGTTGAATGGTATTTCAACTTTTTCTTGTTTGATTGTACCATACATTTGGTAGGTAATTTTGTTGTTGTGGCCTTGCTCATCTCCAAATGTAAATAAGCACATATCGTCTCCATTCATGTCAACATCAATTGAAAGTGTCATTGAGCCGATACCTGTTAAAGCGTTTTTTGCTTTAACTAAATTGTCAACAAATTCTTTTTCTAGAGGCAAAACTGCATCCCATTCAGGTTCTGTTACA